TTATCTTTCGAGGTGAAAAAAGTTATTTGCTTTTTCATTTTTGAAAAATTTTTTTCAAAAAAATTTTTTTTTTTAAAATAGAATTTGTAATTTCAAAAAGTTGCATATATATACGAAAGTTGCTATTTTTTTTTTAGTTTTTAGTAAATAGTCGAAAACCATTTAAAAATAAAATGTAAAGGGTAAGTAATAAAAGTGCTTAGTAGCAAACATGGTGAAAACTAGTAACATTTTCAAGTGCCCACACTGTGATTACTCGACTCCCCGAAAATACAATTTAACACTCCATCTCAATAAGAAAAAACCATGCAAACCGAAGGAGACTGAGAGCGAAGTCTATGAAGATGAACAAAATATTAACCTTGTGTTCAAAAATGAACAAAAAGTTAACCCATTTGAACAAAAAGTTAACCCATCTGAACAAAATGTTAACCCAATGTTCAGCTGTGAGCTATGCATGAAATCATTCACATTTAAGAGCTCGTTGAAGCGTCATGAGAAGATATGCAAAGGGATGGTCAATCCTCTTCAATGCCAAACATGTAAAGTTGTGTTTTCTTGTGCTTCTGCGAAATCGCGACATGTCAACTCGGGTAAATGCAAATCACCAGAGTCTGACGTAAAAGCGGAAAATGAACAATTGCAGGCGAAGATACATGAATTAGAAGCTGCATTAACACAAAAAGGCCGGGTCGTTCATAACACGTACCACATAACAACCAATAATGATAATTCGATCAACAACACAAATAATAATATCATCAATTACAACAACTTTGACTCCCCGAATGTAGATCACATAACGAAAGAAATGATAGGAGAAATGTATCTGAAATCGGACAGAGAGCTTCCACGCATGATAGGACACGCAGTGAGGAAGATATACAAGGAACAGCCAGAAAATGACACCATTCGTTTTAAATATGGGAACCAGGCTGGGTTCGCTGAGGTTAGACAAGATGATGAGACTAGAATCCTCCCTGTGTCTGACGTACTTGAGACTGTACTATCTAAAACGTCTACACTATGTGGTAAAGAACTCCAGAAATGTTGTGGTCCGAATATGATACCCGGCCCGGGCGTTGCTAACCATGCCCAGGAGCTGTCTGTATTGCATTGGGGGTTCGTTCCAGAGACGCAGGCGAAGAGGCAAGGATTTTTCAAATTTGTGAAGAGCGCACTTTTATGATAACAAAAAAAATTTCACTTAAAAGGAAGGCAAAGAATTACTACAAGATGGATCCGTACAAAGTGCTCAAAGTCGATAAGAATTGTACGGTCGACCAACTGCGGCAAGCATTCAAAAGAGTTGCATCACAGGTTCATCCCGATAAAGGTGGAAATGAAGAGATGTTCAATATTGTAGTCGAGTCATATAAAACAATATTCAATACTTTGAAAGGCCGCAATAACAAGGATTTCAATCAGCTGAAAAATGATTCGCAGGCTGAATTTAACGTGATGAAGGCGAAAAAGCACGTGAGCTTCAAAGACGACTTGAAGAGTGAAAAGTTTCAAGCTAAATTTAACAGGATCTTTGATGATAATCGATTCGGAGATCCTTCGATAGATGACGGATATGGTTATATGATGACTGCGTCCAGCGCAATACGTGAAGACATAAATGTCGGAGAGAAGTTGAAAAATTTCAGTGATTTCAACTCTGTATTTGATAATCAGGAGACGATCAACAAAGAAATAACGTTGTACAAAGAACCAGAGGCTCTTGTATTGTCAAAGAAATTATCATATAATGAGTTAGGGGTTGATCGAGTAGATGATTACAGCAGTGAATCCAATAAACCAAGTCAACTTGCCTATTGTGATTACATGAAAGCACATACTACAAATAAATTGATTGACAAGAATCACATGAAAAAGCGTCAAGGTTTCAAAAATATGGACGATATTGAGACCAAGCGTGAAGGCCAATCTTTTGCATTGACCGAAGAAGATAAGAGACAAATAGAGGAAGGCATCAAGCGAGAGAAGCAACGAGAAAGGCAGCGCGCGATATCTTTGAAAGAAAATGATAGGAAAATCGAAGAGCATTTCAATAGGGTGAATAAATTAATGTTGTCATGAATTCATTTACACACTCTCAACTTTCTTTAGATCGCTCTCATCTGGCGGATACAGGACTTTGTTGTGTCAGGATTCCTTGTATTTCTGCATCCCGTTCTTCTATATATTTATCGTAATTCAATATTTTGCTGTTTTCTTCTTGTTTACTTCCGCCTGTATCGGTGATCAAATTTGTGTGTTTGTCTAGAAATGAGTAAACGTGGTCTAACTCGGTGTCATCCATAAATGAGTAGTTATCAGACAAACCTTGCATTTCATTTATCATGAATGGTTCAACAGTCTTTTCATTTTTTTTCATGAATTCGAACAATTCTTCATCGTGAATGACCTGTTGGTCATCGATCAAGAGCATTGGGACACGATCTATAAATTTTGGAATGGAATTCATTGCATGAACATCTACGACACTCACTTCGATTTTCAAATCTCCAAGTTCCTTAATCATTGAAAGGAGTTCATCACAATGATGACACCTTCGAGATATGAACAATACATACGACATTGATTTACCTTTGTGAAAAATGAGAAATTAAATTCTGCTTCTTAAACTCACGAAAGTTTTGCTATCTCTGACCACTGATCTCGCAAGAGCTCAATATATTCTTTAGTATTTCGTACTGACTCGTTCAATAGCTTGCAAAGGTCCTCTTTGTCCAGAGAAGACTTTACTTTCAATATTATGCTCCTTTGCAGAGGATGTGGAAGATAATAGCCAACGTAATCTATAGCACTTTTTTCAGGACGGACGTGCTTGTTATAAATCATTGCCTGTAAAAGATTACCAATAGTGTGATCTTCATCATTAATTTGAATGGAACAAAGGGTTTCATCATCAAACATCATAACAGTTTTATCTGTATCTTGTGCAGTATTAAGGTCAAATTCAATATCTTCCAGTCGAAGTATCAATCGCGACAAGGCTAATTTAAAAATTTCTTCATTGGTCACCCCACATTCCGATTCCAATTTGAAGACAAACGAGTTCGGTTCGTTATATGTATTAGTATTAAACGCACGTTGATATTCGAGCGTTGCATATCTCCTCTTGGCGGATTCTTCATCCATAATATCTTTTTGGTCTGCTACGTACTTCTTTTCCAATTTAGACCTCAATTCCTCGTTTATGTCGTTTTCAAATGTGCATAAGCTTGTCATCGCCCAACAGGCGTGTTTCATAGGAGTGCCTTTCGTTGCAGTCATCTCTACCTCGAATTTTTTCGTGGATCTATCCTTTTTTGGTGGCAGTTTTGTAAGAAGAATGTGATCTCCCGTTGTTTTGTTTTTCGGGAAGTATGCCTCTGTTAATTTTTTATCATGTTCAAATGAACCGGATTTCAATTTCAAAACCTTGATGTCTGCTGATGTGACATCGAGATACGAAGATGATTTGTTTTCGACGTTGATTTGAAATCTCAATTCTTCGTCATTCCAGTTTTGGATATCTTTTTCAGGGATGTGTATGGGGACCATACTGAGTCTTTGCGATATGAATTCATTGTGCAAAGGCGAATCATTTGTTATAATTCTTATATCAGCTGTCTCTTGATCCGTATTCTTTGCGTCAAAGTAAAATGCAACATTAGGAATATCACTCAAAATAGTTCTTCTGAGTGAATTGACTACAGAAACGTCAATAGTGGTTTTACCGTCGTCTTTCATCTTGAACGTTGTAATGCCATTATTTTTCTCAAGATCAGAGAAAATCATGTTTTATACACTTTTTTATACATTCTATCAACATTTCTTTAAGCCTCTTTTCCAATATTTCTGAAGTGCCTGCGAGCGAGCGACTTTTCTTTCTCAATAATAATTAATGCTATGTTAGCAGAATTCGTAACCAGCCAACATTATTTGATCAACACGCAAAATATCAAGCAAGAAAAATCAGAAATATCGTTTAAAGAGATTGAAAGCAGATACATTGAAGTATTGTCGGAGGAAGAAGCCCAGAACGCATTGTACAACTTATGCGATAGTGAACATTACGAGAACCTATACCGAGCCATTCTTGAGGTGGAAAACGGCCTCGAAAATGAAAGGTCTACCGATATTTTGAGCCGGGTTGAATCGATGCCGAACTGTTGGCCGATTGTACATTTTAAAAAGGAACGCCTCGTCGATGGAGTGTACGCAAAGGAGTTGCAAGACACAGATGACGCAGATGAAGAGCACGTCTTGCTCGATGATTATCTTCGCAGGATCATACGTCGCCTAGAGAAACCATGGTGGAGTCCTATAATAAGTAACCACAAACATGAGTATATTGCTAGTCATAAGTATGATAAAGAGCTTCAAAATTTCAAGTTGAATTCATCCAGTGATGTCATGTGGCTATCAACTTCATGGGATAATCAAAAATCCAAAATAGAATCGTACTTTGAAGATAAATATAGATTTGGGTGTTCAGGACGCAGGAATACAAGGTTGCAAGATGATACTTGGAAGCTATTAAACAAAGAAGATATTGAAGAACATCGTAGGAACCTATGGTTAGATTATACATTCGGTGATGGTGGCTGTGACTCACACGCAGAAAATCCAGATGAACTAAAAACATTTGAATTCAGGCGTGAATTAAAAGGAGAGAGCATTGTGCTTCGTGGCTTTTTTTCTAAACATGACCCTGCATTGAAATGTTACCGAACATTTGACGTTGATAAATATTTCAGAGATTTGAATGCGATGATGGACATGGTTGGGAGCTCTCAAATAAATTGCGTTCTCCTAAGTTCTAATGATGAGAAGAAGGTTTCAGCAGTAAATAAAGTTGATGATAAATTGATTTTGAAAGAAACCCTGGAGGTGGAAGGTAGTGTCGTAGAAAATGTCATTGAATTTGATGTTAAAAATCATCCAAGTGATTGGCTTCTTTTCAATTCAAACGCGGTAAATAACATTTATCGGAAACATGATTTCTTTGATTCGAACATTCTATTCATCTGCAAAGATAATAAGATAGACTATATTTCACTATTTATACCAACGATAACTGATTACTTCGATTGCTTCAAAGATGACGTGCTCGACACAGAGAACATACAACATGGGTTGAAAACATATTTTAGCACCTGTCTCGAGGAGTTGTCCGAATATGAGTTCATTTATTTTTTGGAGACAAAGAAGCGGAAGCAGGAAGAAGTGCAAAAGAAGCGCAAGAAGGAGAGCAAGACACTGAAGGAAGACAAAAGCGACAAATCTGTCACTACTACCGTTCAGAATGACCCGCTGTGGAAGTTTGGAAACATGGGAGAATATTTGCAGAGGTTGTTTTCTAAAGTGGATAAAAAAGGAAAAAAGGTGGAATTGATTTCAGACTACACCGCTGACGATGTGGCCAAGAGTTGTATTTTCAGAATCCCTGGAAACAAAAAAGAAATCGAAACTATATTAGGTGAATTAAAGCAGTTAAGACAAAAGTCAAAAACCGTCGAAACAACATCATTCAATATTGATGAAATCAAAAGGCGTGTTAGTGAGTTCAATCAAAGATCCGTTACATACTTTGGCAAAAAACACAACATCGCGTTCAAAGGTCTTGAAGGCATTAGACTTGATTCAAATGTATCAGAATCCACAAGAGAGTACGTGAAATCAGGGGATGAATATGGAAATAGTAGGTTGGAGGAAACGAACATAACGCGGATATCTGATCCACCTTCTGATGTTGCAGCTGATTTTTACGATATCGTAAAAGCGATTGGTATGAAAATTAATGCAGATGAGCTCTTGACTATGTTTGACTGTTTTGATTACTGCTGGACAACTGTTCTCAATCGCTCAAAAATAAGAGGGATTGATATGAGTGCAAACAAAAACAACAGGATATCTTTTATTTATGCGTGCATAGCCATTTTCGGGCAAATATTTGGGCGTGATTTAGCGGTTGAAGAGAATTTCAAGGAAAATTATTCTTTAGACGGTTCTCCCTGGGTCTCAATATTGGCAGACAAATATAACGCAGAAAAGATATACAAGGAGAGATCCCTATTAGCGTATGTGTCACATCATTATGAATCAAATAATGAAACCATGAAAAGTAAAGATCTGATAATTATGCGGACTAAGACTATCCTGAAGCTTCAGAATCACATTAAAAGAAGACTTACAGACATCGTCGCGAGGCAAAGTGAAAGTGAAAAAGAGCCATCAGAATACGAATCGAAGAGTCGAACTTTAAAATATAGAGAATTCAATATGAATAATGAAAAGAAGAGATTTGAGCCGAATTCGAGAACGGGGAATGTAAAGACGTCAAAGCCTGCACAAACACAAGGATGGATTGTGGAAGAGATTGACGAAGTAGAGAAAACTATTATAAACTTCACGTCGACTAACAAATTGGAAAGTTCATTGACAACAGATCTGATAAAAAGCTTCAAACGAGACACAAAGTATGGTCTGAGCGGATATTATGCAAAATTAAAAGGAGGCGAAGTTGGCGAAACCATTGATAAATTAAAATTGACACCGATTCTGAATAAAATCGAAAAAAATCAGACAAGAGATAATTATGTTTATGAAGGCGAGTTTGACATAAATAATGAAATTGTGAATTGGGTGCGAAAATGGTCAAAGAAAGTTGATTTGGACGATAACCTCTCGAGCCATTTGCTTTCAGGAAAGTCGATTCTGAAAAAATCTATCATTCGAGAAGAGAATAAGTTCTATCTTCACTACATAGTCCTGATTAAAAAAATAATAAAACTACATGAGTATTTAGAGAAAATAAATGAAACATCCGTCGGCGTGGATATCATTTTAAAGTCTGCAAGCAATAATTACAGAGAAAAGAGGGATGGCCTGCTTGAAAGAGAAGACTTGAGAAACATGATCAAAATTTACCGTAGCAAGGAGAGAATTGAGAAAAACAAAATAGACGATACTATGTCGGATGAAGATAGACAATTATTTGATGCCAGAATTCAAATATATTCTGAAGCGCCAAGACCATCTGATGACCCCCCTCTAGAAATGGATGATATCGATAATTTGGAGCCAGTTCTTCCACAGGACGAGGAAGATGCCGACAATGAAATGTGATTTTATGAATAAATTTTATTTTTTAAACCGAAAAAGAGTCCTAGGTACTTCCAAATGATTTCTTTGTCTTCTTCAGACATTACCTTCCAATAAGACTTAAGTTTGTTGACAAGATCTTCCGTGAAATTTGATTCTTTTGTCACAACATCTTCGTAGTCATGATCGAGGAAGAATCTCTCATCCTTTGCTTGTACTTGTTTTTCAAAATTTTGACTGTACCTAGCGAATAGTTCGAAAGGTTTTTTGTCATCGGCTAGCTTCATCAAATTGAAGCTATTTTTCAGTAGTTTAAAATCTTTGTCATTTGGAAACAATGAGATCAAGTCCTTAACAAATTCATCGAATTTACTATTAAAGATTGCGATCCACTTATCATTAGCACCTGAACTCTTCACAGCAAACATTTATGTTTTAATACTACTCTTTTATTTTTAAATTGATTTGGTCGCGACCTGATGCCAGATCATGATGCCGAATATATCTCAAGCACCAATTTAACTATATCTGATCGCAGAACATCAGAATTGTCGAGATTAATGATATCTATGTCATCTTTATTTTCCACCGAACAGCTAGTGTGCCTGTTGATGAAATCCTGCAGGCCATTTTCGACGCCATCACCTAGATCACTTTGCTCAAGATCTCCCGTAATAACTATTTGACAATTTGTGCCGACTCTTGTGAGTAAGGTTTTCAGTTGATTCTTGCTCGCGTTTTGCATTTCATCGGCAATAATCAGAGTGTTGTCGAAGGTGCGGCCGCGTATATAAGACAGTGGCACTATCTCGATTTTCCCTGCGTGAATATATTCGTCCAGTGAACGCTTTCCCGTAAAAAGCAAGAGATTATCATAGATTGGCATGAGCCACGGAAGCATCTTTTGATTGATGTCTCCTGGAAGATATCCATGGTCTTCATCAACAGATATTGCCGGGCGCGTGATGACAACCTTATTAATAGGCGCTCGCGTATCGTTGAGTTTATTAAGGGAGTGTTCGCAGGCGATCATTGTCTTGCCTGTTCCTGCTGGGCCCTGGCAAATGACTACGTCTTTTGTATTCAGACTAGTGAAGTATCTCTCCTGATTACAGGTGCGCTGAATTATTTTTGTGTTAGGTAGAAGGTAAGCCTTTCTGGCTGAGGAGATTACATTTCGTCTGTGGAAATGAAACCCCGCGTAATAATGATGTTTATGGTTCAATTGAATAGCACTCATTCTTGTGTCCTTGTGTTGTATTTAAAACTATTTTTCTTTAAGTTAATAATTTATTGTTGGTGGCGGATGTGGGAGGGTTCTTCTTGGTTGAAAACCTCCTTAACTGAATCGAGATTATCATTAGATTCCTCGCGCGCATTTACCTTAGCTCGTTCGTTCTCCGCGATCCTCTCTTGAAGGTCTCGCTTACGCTCGGCGTAGTGTGCATTTTTGTTCTCAGTGTTTTTGTCGTATTCATGAATTAGTGTGTTCAAAGAATCAAGGGCGAATTCCTGGTCTTTGATATCATTTGGATTTGGTGACCACGGGCACCACATTCCAACCTCCGAGATGAATATGTTGAATTTATCGGCGTCGATCTTTCGAAGCTGTTCACAGCGAGCTTGCGCCTCTGGAACAGAATCATAAACTCCACGAATTTTCAATCCTCTGATGCTTGTTTGGAACTCATTTTTAGTATCAAATTCTTTGTTTAAGACGTCAGTGTTGGCGGCAGTAAAATTTTTGTATGCGTCGTTGATCTTGTCAGGATCAAACAAATACTCAAACTCTTCTTTGATGCTACGGAATTTATCAGATTCGTCTGCGTAAGATTTTTCTAATCCAGTAAACAGTTCATTGACCTTTGCCGAAAAATGTTGAATGTAATTTTCAAAGTAGAAAGCTTCCTTGTTCTTGAGTACTTCTTCAGGGCTGATGAACGATAAGCATGCGTAGTTTTGTCCACGAATCGGGGGGTCTTGTTCCAGCAAATCTCTCTCTTTAACGGGAAGCATTTTTAATCATGTAAATCGTTATCTTTTTAAATGATTTTCGCACAGAATAAAAAATCTCATTAAGTATTAAAATATATGTCGGCTAGGGTTGATTTCGTCGAAGTATTCATAAGAATGTTTAAATACTTATTGGAAGGACTTGTCGTGTCCAGCGCAGCCTTTATGTTCCCTGGAAAGAAGAAGGATCTTAACGAGATCGTGCTGATAGGTTTCATCGCCGCGGCGACTTTCAGCCTACTTGATTTGTTTGCGCCTTCCATTGGCCTTTCCGCCAGGCAAGGAGCTGGCATGGGGCTTGGGGCGAATCTTGTTGGGTTTCCTACCAAATAAATGATTTTATTGTTTCATATGCTTCTGATGAATTGCCATCCGAGGTCATCACAAATCTTACGCCATATCTGCTCTTGTTGGTGAAGTTTTTCACGGGATTTTAACAAGGGAAAAAACTTCAAAAATTCATTCTGTCCTAACAGTTGAATGAACTTATGTATCACATACGAGTAAGAGAGGAAATTTTTTCTGTTAAGGGGGCTAAATTTTAAAAAGGGAACCTGGATTTCCTTAAACATCGACTTCAACTTATCCTCCAGTTCAGGAGATAGGTGGGGGTTGGGATTTCCTGTAATGCGATTAAGGATATACGGTACATGCTCGTAGTACTTGTTAATCTTTAGCTTCTTAAGTATGTCTTTGATTTTCTGACGAGTTACGGTTTTTAGGTCAACTATCCTTTGTTTTTTTAACTCCTTCATGATATTATCGAATATCTCATCAGGAATCTCGGTCGTTTCTTTGCCCTGTATCTGATTTAGCCATTCCGTGTAATGATTAATCCTTTTATAACTGAAATATGATATTTCTTTCGGTGGATCTTTGTAGCTGGGTTTCGCAAGATCCGTTATAACCTTCTCAACTGTGTGGCAAACGTTGCACACGTATATGCTCTCGTTCATGATGAATTCTAGCTCTCCTTTTTCGCAGAACGTACAAACCTTTGATTCTAATTTGTTAACTGCATTATCTATGTAATTCTCATCCGTGTAAGATAAATATTTATCCAGCAATTCCGCCCGGTTGTTTTCGTGAATACTTATGTTTACATTTTTACTCGCGTCGTCAGTTTTATTACCAATGAAAAAATCTACCACACACTTTTTCTGAGTGTCGTTATTAGTTCCAGGCACCGGCTTCGATTTCTTAACCGCAGTCGGAACATTATTGTTCGAATTATCTAGCAAAGAATAATATTCGAATAAAACCTGACCAGTGTTCATGAAGTAATCGATCTCGTTCTTATCTTTACTCACGCTGTCTAGCCTTTTCTGTAAATCATAAATGGAGTCCTGAGTTTCTATAATCTCTAGTAATTCAGCGTCTGACAGATCCTTTTTCGATTTAGATTTTAGCTCTTCCAGTCGTTTTGTTAACTTCGATAGAGCGGATTCGTGATCGCGCATCTGGTCTTTGTCTTCACTGAATTCTTTCATCTGTGATTGATGTCTTAGGTCTAGCGTTTTGGAGCTCACCTTGTAATTACACTGCCGCTTGGATTTTTCCTTAGTCATGTTCCTCTTTTTTAAATATATGCGTATGAATTTAATTTTAAATGAAATTTTTTTCTCACGTATAATTAAAACAAACACGATGGGTGGCGGACTTATGCAACTCGTAGCCTACGGCGCGCAAGACATCTACCTCTCCGGTAACCCCCAGATCACCTTCTTCAAGGTGGTCTACCGCAGACACACGAACTTTTCGTGCGAAGCGATCGACCAGACCTTCAACGGTTCTGCTGACTTCGGCAAAAAGGTCACCTGCACCATCTCCAGAAACGGTGACCTCATCTCCCGCGTCTACGTTCAAGTCGCGCTCCCTGCTCTCACCGCCGGCGACACCTACAACTCCTGGGTTGGCCACAAACTCATCAAATCCGTCGAATGTGAAATTGGCGGGCAGCGCATTGACAAACAATACGGTGACTGGCTCCACATCTGGAATGAACTTTCCCAAACCGCTGGTCACTGGGACGGTTACAAGACCATGGTTTCCGGTGACGATGCCGACCTCTCCTCCGACGACGGCGCCGCCAGAACTCTCTACATTCCCCTTCAGTTCTGGTTCTGCACTAACCCTGGTCTCGCCCTGCCGCTCATCGCCCTTCAGTACCACGAGGTGAAGATTAACGTCGAGTTCGCGCCCTTCGCCGACTGCGCCTCCTCTGGCGCCACCCCGGTATCTTTCGACTCCGCCACCCTCTACGTCGACTACATCTACCTCGACACGGATGAGCGTAGAAGATTTGCCCAGGTTACCCACGAGTACCTCATCACCCAGACGCAGTTCACCGGTGACGAGAAGGCCCAATCCAAGATTAAACTCAACTTCAACCACCCCGTGAAGGAGCTCATCTGGGTTGAGCAGCTGGCTGACGCCGGTGTTGGCGAATACGTCACTTCTTACGACGAGGCCCATCTCCAACTCAACGGTCACGACAGGACCTCCGCCCGCAAGCCCTCTTACTACCAGCTCGTCCAGCCTTACCAACACCACGAGCGTGTCCCCGCTGGCGACATTTCCGTGTACTCCTTCGCTCTCAAGCCCGAGGAGCACCAGCCCAGCGGCACCTGTAACATGAGCCGCATCGATAACGCCACCCTCAACCTCAAGGGTGTCGACGCCGCCAACACCGTCAAGGTCTTCGCGGTTTCGTACAACGTACTGAGAGTCATGAGCGGAATGGGTGGGTTGGCGTATAGCAATTAAGCGGTGCGCTTCTGCCGCGCGATTGCGCTCCTCCTCATTGCGACGCCGACGCCGACGCCGACGCTGCTGCGGGGGTATGAAGATGCAAATAAAAACAAAAGTTAAATAAACGTCTGATTTTTTCGTTATTCATGAATTATGAATTTTGCGACCGACCGATTCCAAAATCACCCATTCCGCCCGTTGATTTCCACCCATTCCGCCCGAAATTTTGAAAATACTTATTTTAAAACATTTTTAAATATTTTGAAAAAATGAGTGGCGGCGTCTCAGCTGACTCCACTGTTCGCGCAGCCGCGACGCAAGACTTGCAGTTTTCAGAACAAGATCCATTCATGTCTGGAATCACCGAACATGTTTCTGGCGACGTGCAATCGCCGAGTCAAAGGAGACGATTGCCAAGCGAGAACGAGTTCAGGCAAATAAGTTCAGACGTTTTCTTGATGCGGGTGGACCACGAAGGGCCAAGGTCTCGAATTGGGGCGCCCCGTCACGTTTTGATCGATGCTCAATACAAGGGTGACATCATCAAGGCTTACTGGTATATAAATCATGACAGCGGTTACGTCCGAACCAGGTATTCGAAAGAAAGGGACGAGTTCTTCACGGATATCGGTAAAGACTACATACACCTCCACGAATACATCATGGAACACTGCGAGAAGCGTCGCAAACCCGATCCAGGCATGTACATTGATCACAGAAACAGGTGCTCTCAAGACAACCGGGCATGTAACTTGAGATATGCTACACCTGGGCAGAACACCTCAAACAAGACTTATGAGAGGATCCCCATCAATATCGATGCGCTCAATAAAGCGGGGATCCACGAGTTCCCTAGGTTTATCAACTTCTGCCCCGAGGGAGGTAACAGTGACAAGCACGGTGACCGATTCACCATTGAGGATCATCCCAACTCTGAAAAATCACATATAAATAGCACGAGCAAAAGAGACGTGCACATGGCCGTGAAGTATCGCCAAATTCTCAAGATGGTCATTGATTTGGACGGCGGTCACGATTATCGAACAGGGTTGGTGACCACCTCGGAGGAGGATGCCGAGACCCAATCAATATTCGATGAGGCGAACGCTCATATCCTCAACGCGTGTGTCGAAAAAGGTATCGAAGTGGATGTCAACGACCCTGAAGTCTTTTTCAAGCTCGAGCAAGTCGAGAACACGTGCGCAGGTCACCTCAGGAAACTGGAAAACTATTACAAGTTCGTGACGAGCTCCGAATCTCACGGTCGTGAGCTTGGTCCGCGCGAGATAAAAGACGAGGGGTTGGACGAAGACGGGGCTATTGTCGTTCACCAAGATTCCAGCATGACGTTGACACGAGGCAAGATGATGCCCGAGCACTGGAGTTTCTTAAAAGCAGGTGAAAATCGTGATGTCGGTCTGAACTATCGCGACAAAGCAGCGGGAATTAACATTTCTTCAACCCGAAACAGTGATGGATCCCTCAAGCACAAGTACATCGACCTTCTCGGGAAACTCGTGGAGAAAAATGTTACATCCGAAGATCGGTGTTTGGAAATGCTCGACACACTCGTCGAGAAAAACATCATTTCTCGAGAGGAAAAGGCGGGGACCATTGCCGGGATCACGAGTGGCGAAAAATTTGAAAATTGGTACTACAAGGTGTTTCCGATGGACATTGTTGTCGTTCACCAGGATTCCAGCATGACGCTGACCAGAGATATCATGCCGGAACACTGGAGTTTTCTTGAAAAAAATAAAAATTGTGATATTGGTCTGGACTATCGCGACATATCAGCCGGTGTTCGTATTACTTCAAACCGACAGAGGGATAAAACCCTCAAGTACAAGTACATCGAGCTTCTCGGGAAACTCGTGGAGAATAATGTTACATCCGAAGATAAGTGTTTGGAGATGCTCGACACACTCGTCGAGAAAAACATCATTTCTCAAGAGGAAAAGACGGGAAGCATTGCTGGGATCAAGAGTGGCAAAGACATTTCAAGTTGGTATTACAAGGTGTTTCTGAAGGACGTTGTTGTCGTTCACCAGGATTCCAGCATGACGTTGACCAGAGACATCATGCCGGAACACTGGACTTTCCACAACAAAAATAAGAATTACGGAAACGGTCTGATTTACAAAGCAGCCGGAGGTAAACCCATTTCTTCAAACCGAAAGAAGGATGGATCCCTCAAGGACAAGTACATGGATCTACTCGGGAAACTTGTGAAGAGAAACGTTACATCTGAAGAAGAGTGTTTGAACATTCTAGACACCCTCGTTAAGAAGAACATAATGTCTCCAGAGGAAAAGGAAGGTTACATGCGCGAACTCGGGAAGCGCTCTAACGAATCAGTTGCAGGGGGGCTACCCACTGGGCAATCGAGGTTGCGGGATTTCTTCGTCGCGACTTGATTCATTGATTCAATCGAAGGGAAAAGTACTTTCCAGTGGCATTCATGGTTTTGATGGCTTCCTCGCATTTGCCAATTTTTTCATATAGATCATAGAGACCGTCATGGTCATCATTGTATTTTATGAAAAATTGTAGATGTTTCAGGAACGAATCGTTATCTTTTTTGATCGCACAAACATTTCTCCAATATTTTCTCGCGATCGGCTGTCGACACATCGGGCATGCATCGTTGCACTTCTTCCAAAGTTTGATACAATCTGGGCAAAATACATGTCCGCACTGTAATCTTTTTTCCTGTTTCGGGTTTTCAAAACAAATGGTACATTCCATTTTACTGGAAACTATCATTCATTTCTTAAAGTTACATTTGTACGTAAGTATCAAAGTGTTCATGATCCCCAAAAAATAGACCAACCATCCCCAGATCTCACGAGACCGTCGAAAAAGATGTGATCAAGGGAGTGGCTGTGATCACCTAAGGCGTGAGCTTCTGCTCTATCGATGCGTTCGAACTGTACAATTATTTCGATAACCTCTGCCACCGTGAAAAACCCCTTTTGGTTAGGGTAAAACTTCATAGCTCGCCGGTGCGCGCGGGACCCTCCCGCGCCGTACAGCTTTAGGACATCACCGATGAATGCAGGCGCGGATTTATCTTCAGGTGTGAGATCCCACTTGAACGGTTGATAGTACTTTCCACTGCGGGTCTCGGAAGCCTCGCGATTCCCACGCCAGATACCCACCGCATCAAGCGATGTCAGCTCTGTGTTTCTCGTGTTCTCACGGTGACTGACTATTCTACCTCTCCGATCAGTGATTCCAACGTCCAACACAAAATGTATCTCATCAAGCACATCCGTTGGCCCTCGTAACCCGTTGGTCAGCGTAGGCCCCGATTGAAATACAGCATCCCACAGGAAAGGACAGTCAGGATGTTCCATCATCATGAGCTGGCGATACTCTCTATTGATTTTGGTCTTCTTGCTTCGTGCCGATCCTGTCCGCGGTTCGAGCTCGACGGCGACATCGCCGCCGCGGCCGCGCCGTTGGGCGCCGTCACGTTCAAGTGCACAGTCGTTGACCATCTCGCCGAGGGAGTAGAGCCGTCTACGTTGTGGCCTCGACGTTGTGGCCTAGGGTTTCTTAAAGTTGAAGATATTTATATATGA